GCCGTGTTCCCGATCTATGACTGGACGAACGGGGATGTCTGGAAGTTCCTCTATGAGAACCATGTGAACATCCCGGATATATACCTGTATCTGTGGCAGTCAGGATCCAGCAAACAGCAGCTCCGAGTATCGCAGTTCTTCTCTGTGGATACGGCAAGGAGCCTGGTCAAGATGAACGAGTATTATCCTGACCTCATGGAACGTGTCATACGCAGGGAGCCGAACGCATATCTCGCAGCTCTCTATTGGGACAGTGAGATGTTCGGCCGTACTTCGAGAAAGCGCAGGAGGCTTGAAGGTGAGAGCGAGCGTGATTACAAAGCGGAACTCATTGAGGTATTCAAGCACCCTGATACATATTTTCCAAACGAACATCACAGGTATGTTGCATCAAGATACCAGAGGTTCTTCATGAACGTCTCAAAGGTAGCTACCAATGCCGATTATAAGATGATTTATGAAGGTCTGATGTCCGGTGACCCGAAGCTGAGGACATACCGGGCACTCTACACTCGTATATATGGTAAATATATACAGGAAGCTAAACGAAAGGAGGCGAAACGGCCATGAACGATCTGAGAGCTCCTCTCGCGACGCTGCAGTGGGTGCCCAGGGAAACCGTGAAACCGAATGATTATAACCCGAACGTGGTCTCGAAAGAGAACCTCAAACTACTCAAACAGTCCATCCTGACGAATGGGTGGACCCTCCCAATCGTGTGCAGGCCTGACAGGACGATCATTGACGGATTCCATCGGTGGACAGTTGCCGGTGAGCCAGACATGATGCGTATGCTCGGAGGGATGGTTCCTATCGTGATTGTTGCACACAAGGAACACTCCGAGGACATATACGGAACCGTTACGCACAACAGGGCGAGAGGTACGCATCTGCTCGAACCGATGAAGAAGATAGTGAAAGAGCTGATGGATGAGGGAAAAACGGTTGATGAGATCGGAAAACAGCTCGGCATGAAGCCGGAAGAGATATTCCGCCTGTCGGATTTCTCAAAGGATGATTTCTTGAAGATGATGGCGAGCGGCAAGAATGAATATTCAAAAGCTGAATTCCTGACAAAGATGTAATAAACGACCTGCCATAATCGTATGATGTCAGATAATTCAGAGCGAATATGTTATATGGATAGTAGAACACACCAAGGAAGACGGAATCCCCAAACCGTCTTCCTTTCTGCTGTCCTGCCAAAACACACAAAGGAGGGAGACGGACAATGCCAAGGGCAAGAAGTCCAGACAGCATAAAAGCTGAGCAGATGTATCATGACGGGAAGCTGCTCAAAGATATTGCTGAGGAACTTGGAGTCCCCGCGGGCACTGTCCGACGCTGGAAGTCAACCCAGAAGTGGGACGCAGATAAAGACGAACGTTCGCCAAAAAAGAAGCCTGCCAAAAAGGCGAGCAAGAAAACGAACGCTCGGAAAAAGAAACGAGGGGCACCGAAGGGCAACAAGAACGCTGTCGGGAATAAATCATCAGCTCCTCGTAATCAAAAAGCCGTCAAGCATGGGGCATATCGAGCCGTGTTCTTCAACTTCCTCGGAGAAGAGGATAAGGAACTCCTTGAGAATATGTCTGACTTCGATACGGAAGACCGTCTGATAATGGAGATACAGGTGCTCACGATTCGTGAGAGGCGTGTCATGGCCGCAATCGAAGAGAAGAAGAAGGACCCGCTCTATATCTCATCTATCAACCAGATTCGGAAGGAAAGAGTTTTCGCAAAGGGAGAAGAAGGAGAGAAGGAGAAGCAGGAATACAAACGGTTGAAGGAAATCGCTGTGGCAGCCGGCGTGGCACTTCCCGGAGAGGAAGTGGAGAAGGATACAAGGACTGAGGCAACGATTGACCTTATCGCACGTTTGGACAGGGAGCTTACTTCCATCCAGAAACAGATATCAGCTGACCTCAAACAGCTTGAAGATCTGCGCATGGCCAGAGAAGCAGCCTCCCACCGCGAGAAGAAGCGTCAGCTTGAACTTGAACTTTTGGATGCTCGCATTGAGCAGGTCGACGCACAGACGAATAAACTTCTTGGCACAGATCTGGAAATCGAGGATACGTCGGAAATCGATGCACTGATATATGGAGGTGAGGACGATGCGGACAACGCACAGGACTCTCCGGTGTCGGCAGACGCGGAGGGAAGTGAAGCGTCGGAAGACGATTGACTTCAATTTCTCCCGGAAGCACATCGAATATATCAGGGCGTGCAAGGATAACACCTACAATATCGCAGAGGGAGCAGTCAGAGCCGGAAAGACGGTGGACAACGTGAAAGCGTTCGCCTACGAACTGAAGGATCATCCGGATAAGATATTCCTGGCAACAGGGAGCACAGGAGCAATCGCGAAGCTGAACATCGGTGACTGTAACGGATTCGGTCTGGAGCATATTTTCCACAATCAATGCCACTGGGGAAAGTACAAAGGAAATGAGGCGCTTATCATCAGCGGACCTGACACGCATTATGAGCAGAAGATAGTCATCTTCTGTGGCGGTGGTAAGGCCGACAGCTTCAAGTCCTTCCGTGGATCCTCGCCGGCTATGTGGATTGCGACAGAGATTAACCTGCATCATGACAACACTATCAAAGAGGCATTCAACAGAACACTCGCATCCCATCGAAGGAAGTTCTTTTGGGATTTAAACCCAGATCATCCTAATTCACCTATCTACACAGAGTACATCGACAAATACGTCGAGAGGGCAGCAAAGGGTGAGATGCTCGGCGGAGTCAATTACAAGCAGTTCACGATCTTCGACAACATCAACATATCAGAAGAGTCACGTAAAGAGTTTATCTCTCAGTATGAGCCTGGGACGATATGGTACAACCGAGACATTCTCGGCCAGAGATGTATTGCTGAAGGTCTCATATATCCGAAGATGGCTGCTGAATTTTCCCTTCCTGCCGGGCAGATAAAACCGCACAGCATTACGGCACAGCAGGCAAGGTCGATGGAGATCGTCAAGGTCATCATAGGTGTTGACTTCGGCGGGAACGGATCTGGACATGCCTTCGTGGCAACTGGCCTGACACGGAATTATGAGAAGATGATAGCTCTCAGGAGCCGGAGATACCTTGAGGGCGGTAACGATGAAGATACCGGGATGCGTATTGCGGACGTAGGACCGAACGAATTCAATCAGTTCTTTCTGAGGTTCGTCCGTGATGTCCAGAGGATATTCGGATTTGTAACAGTAGTATATGCCGATTCGGAAGAACAGGTCCTTATCCGAGGGATGAGGAACGCACTCGCCGAGGCCGGCATCAATCTGAGGGTGGAAGATGCCCTCAAGACATACATAAACGATAGAATATTCGCTCTGACCGCCATGTATGCGCAGGAGCGATTTTATTATGTGGAGCCTGATTGCAGGTCGCTCATGGGGGCGATTGGTACTGCGATCTGGGACCCACAGCAACCAACGCAGAACATCCGTCTCGATAACGGCACATCGGATATTGATTCGATGGACGCTTTTGAATACACATTTGAGCGGTTCATTGAGAGGATGATCAAGCGTAAGACACACAGGTAACAATTGGCAACTGACGGAGGAAACCGTGAATATCCCAGAGATGTGGAACTGGATTAAGAGGAGGGTAAGATCGATGCTCCCAAGAGCCAGTGTCGAGAGAGAACTTGGCGTAAAAATCGCTGAGTCAGAGCTCATGAAGAACGGCATTGAGCTCTGGCTGTCTATGTATAAAGATGAGCCGTTATGGAAAGGCGGGGAGAAAGATGTTAAGACTCTCAATCTCCCGGCAGCTATATCAGCGGAGTTCGCAAGACTGATCCTCACGGAATTCCATATGGAATCCTCCGGATCCGCAATGGCAACCTTCGTTGATGAGCAGATGAAACGTGCCCTGATGGAGAAATTCCGTCATGTGGCTATCTATTGTGCTTTGGGAGGAATCGTAGCCAAGGCATATCCTTCCGCTCCGGATGAGACAGGTGCTCCTACATCTGTCGCAGTTGAATGGGTGCAGGCGGATAAGTTCTATCCGATCTCGTTCGACAGTAACGGGACGGTTACGTCGGCGGTCTTTGTTCAGTACAAGACGGTCGGCGAGGATATTTACACACGCCTTGAGATACATGAGCTGTCTGGCACGAAATACAAGGTCACGAACAAAGCGTATGTCGCGAGGAATCCTTCTATCTCAGGATTGGACAGGATCGAACTTGACACGCTTCTTCAGAGAGAAATTCCGCTGACCGATGTTGAGGAATGGGCTGCTATCCTTCCGGAAGTTGAAATGCAGAACATGAAGGCTCCGCTCTTCACCTACATCAAGGTACCGATGCCAAATACGGTAGATGTGGAATCGCCGCTCGGTGTCAGCGTTTATTCCCTGGCTGACGAGCAGATACAGGCCGCTGATGAACAGTATGGCCGTGTGCTCTGGGAGTATGTGGCTACCGAAGCCGCTGTTGATGCGGATGAGACACTGTTCGACGAGGACAGAACCGGAAGACCAATACTTCCGGCTGGAAGGGAACGCCTCTTCCGCCTGTA